GAATATAATTACAAGACAAAGATGGCAAAAGCAAAGACTGAGAAGATGGCTGAACTGGCGAAAGTCGAGGTCACTTATCTGAATAAAGTGATTAAGGCTCTTAATGAGGTTGGACTAGAGGAAGTATATAAGCCTTATCATGATGTCACAATGAGTAGTCTTAATGAGCGTCTTGAGCATGCAATTACAATTGCAGCAGGAAAGCCTTTATATACTTATAATATTATTATTGCTGAAGATAATGGAGACGAAGTATTGAATGACGAAAAGACAATTGTATCAACAACCGCAAAGGAGATTGCTGATTATATTAATAATAATATGCAAGCATGGGCAGATGATAATTGTGAGATCCTTACAGAGGATGATATTGTAACTTCTGAAGGTATTGATTCATACTTTGAAAAGAGGAGGAGTATGCCATATATCTTCGAGTTTGGCAGTGAGAACATCTGTAGTATTATGATTACAATTCATCGTAGCCGCATTAATTAATCATTATCTGGCCCATTATCTGTCCACTAAACCCCATTATTTTTTTAATAGACAAGTGATAGAAATAGATGGACGCATTAAAGGCTCTTGCGGAGCAGACTGGCAATACTGTATCAGAGGCAACAACTTCTGTAACTCGCGGACTTACTATTCCATGGATGTATATTTTTGCTGGCGCAGTAACTGCTATTGTTGCTGCTGCGTTGGTTTACTATATCATGGTCTACAGCAGAACACGTCCTCTTGGTGGGGATAATTTTGAAGATGGTTCTGGTTACAAGATGAAGGCTCATAAGGCGACCGAGGGCTTCTATGGAGGTGCTGCTGTTGGGACTGGTCAGCCTTTCTGTGCGCAGAGTTCAGCGGAGGCCGCGCAGCTCTATGCGATGTTTGATGGTCGTCTACAGGCGCCTGGAGTAGATAGCGGCTCAGATGACTTCCGAGAGTTTGCTCAACTACTGGGAAAACTCGCCTGCCTGAAGAAGGATCTGATGTCCCCCAGTGGAATTGTCGAGGCCACACGTTATCCTGATTATTCTACAACATCGGACTTGGAGCCTGTACAAGAGACTGCTGCGCGCTGCTTAGCGAAGACAATTCCTCGACGAGATCTCGATCTGGCATTCGATAAATGGAATAAGCGTGGTACAGAACTGTTGCTCCATCTCTGTACAGCGGCGAACTTATCAGAGAATGAGGTGAAGGAGGCAGAAGATATCTTCGCGAAGTTATGGGCCGATGTCTATGATGTCTCCCAGACACAGTGCCTGTCAACTGCTGCTACTGTTACAATTGCTGGACAGCAACAGGTTCGAGATCCGGTCCCTAATAGCGAAGTAGATGATATGGCACCCTATAAGGGATTTTCTGTTGGGATATTTTAGCATAAAAAATTGAATTGTTGGGCTCTGCCTCCACTCACCACCACCACCACCAGTGCAAAATAATACGATTTACAATGGAGTCAACAACAACAACAACAACAACTACCCTTACAAGTCTTGAGACGATGGAGTTGCGTATGCCCGGATTTGCTGGACCATTCTACACGATGGAGCCGCGTCCTGTATGTCGCAATGCCCATATCAGTGATTACCTCGAAGTATTCTCTGAAAATTTTGAGACTGGTGAGCGTATTATTTGGTATAATAATGGAAATATACTAATGACAAAGGCAGATGGAACTACAAAGAAGTGGTATGCTCGGCCAACTCTTAAGGATGCTGTTCAAATGGTGGCAAACTCAAGGTCCTATACACAATTCAAGAGCACAGGGGAGGTTATTCAAGTACTGAATGACAATATTCCCTGGTATTGGGGTATACAGAATGTAGAAGTTAACGCATTTGAAATGACAGATGTTATATATGAGAACTATGAGGACAATGAGGATGATTGCGGTTGTGGAAATAATATTCGTTGTTGCGGATGGTATCCTTTCTACGAAGATTATTAGAGGTCAATTGTACCAACGAGCCCATACAATAGCTTGTAATACATCCACATCACGCTCGGCATTATGCGCCCCTGATGGCGCATCAACCTTAAACGTATCCTTATAAAGTTCGCCAAGTGAAGGAAATTTATAGGGATCAGATGAGTTCGGATAACGTGATGGCAACTTCATCTCCCACTTGGATACCTGGGCAGTACAGAATTCGGCCTTAATAGGCCAGAATGTCAAAGGATCAATAGCCAAACGCCACTTATATGCTCCGAATACAACGTTCTTATCGAAGTCCAGATTGTGCGCGATAATTCTATAAGAATCCTTAATATCCGTACGAAACTCATCCATAACACCCTGTAAGGGAACACCTTTGGCTTCAGCGATTGCATCAGTAATACCGTGTATTTTTGAGGCTTCTGAGGGAATTTTCCAACCTTCTGGCTTGATTATATGATATACCTTTTTAATAAGAGTATGATCTTCAAAGAGCATCCAGCAAATAGATACAATATCTGGCCAATTATCTGGTCCAATAAGAGCACTCTTATATTTATCACGAGGTAATCCAGTTGTCTCTGTATCAAATAAAATGAACTTAACCATTTTTAAATATATAAGTTATAGAATATTTAGACTGCCGCCAAATGAAGAGTATATTTTTTCAATTTTTCTCCTTGTAGTCCGCAGTCCACAGCCTAAATAAAACTAATTAAGTATAAACATAATGGGAGCAGCATCTTCTACTGCGTCAATCGATACGAAGTTCAAAAAGGATGAGACAATTCAGACATTCATTCGAACAAAGCATTTCCGCTTCTCTCTTTTAATGTACGCTACACAAACAGAGTCAGACCGTCTCCAGGAGCGTTGGCAGGACTTCCTGACGCAGACCAAAGACAATTTTATTTATCATACTGCCACGAAGTATCCGCAGCATATTAAGATTATAAGAGATGGTGATAAGATGTACTTTACCCAATCAACAACTATTGAAATAGATGAAACCGATGTTCGGGATCTAACTAAAATGTTTAATAATATATCTGAAAATATAAAAGAAATACAGAAGTGCCCACCTCTAATTGGCCTTGCAGGAGTAGATGATGGAAGTAAAGGTTCTTCACTTAATCTGCTGAATGCCTAAGGCCGCACAAGAGAGACAAACACCATCAGACCAAGTATCTGCCAGAAGGAACGAGCCGGCTTCGCAAACTCAAAGAGATCTACAATTACATTATTCCAGAGGAGCTTGCCGACAAAAGCAAGAATGACGGCGGCTAGCACGAAGGCAAGTAGAACAGAGAGTGTATCAGTGTAGACTTCACGCTTACGCACAGCAGGTACATCAGCCCAACCTTCAACAGCTGAGCGGCAGGCAGAATGAACAAGACCGGAAGACATTTCTATATGTTATTTAGAAATGGCTCGCGGTAAAACAAGAAAACTACGTCGTATTAAACAGAATGGAGGAGATAATGATAACAATCCTCTAAGGGTAGATGTCCGACAAATTACAATTACAGAACCAATTATGCGCGCAATAGAATCCCTCAGAGATAATATTGGTGCGCCTCCATCAAATCTTTCTAGATTCAAAAAGGCGCCAGGTCATCCAGGATTTACGCTCCCTCGCCTCGAAAATATTCGTGGCAAAAATATTCGCGCAAATCTTGAAGAGTACCCGATTGAACTAAAGACAATTCGTAATAAAGAGGATAAAGCATTTGGTATTCTAGTTGATGGAGTTCGAAAACCTATATACACAATTATAAATGGTCGCCATAGATTTGCAAAGGCGATTGCTGAAGGTCTCGATACAGTGAATGCTATTATTATTAATTAGCATCAATTTACGCCTCATCGCTGCCACCAACAAGTTCGTTATTTTCATAGGCAAGTGATTCGCGTACCTTACTCTCGCGGTTATTTGTGATATAGGTAACCGCCTCCGCAGCCTTTGATTCTGACTTCAGATGCTCTGTAAGGGTCTTCATAAGTGTCTTGGGGCTCAGGCCGCCCTTCGCAGCCTTCCGCTTGTAGAGGAGACGGCCTCCAGATGACTTCAGATCGAGTGCGCCAATATTATTCTTCTTCATAATGCGCATAATAACTTCCTCCAGGACCTTCATCTTCTTTCCCTTCTCGCGGGAAGTCTGGCGAATCTCCGCAAGTTCATCACGCACTCGCTTCCACTCCTGGATTGCAGTGGAGAGCTGGGCCATCTCAGACTGAGAAGGGGTCTGCGCAGTCGCGACAATTTGGTTCTCTTGAGGAGTGGACATTTTCTTCTAATCTTCTCTTAAGACGCACCGAGTGTTTAGGCCTCTTGGCTACAAAAATTGATACTTTCTTAATATCCTGAGATACCAAACAATGCCTCCAACGCCACAAAAGAAAACTTTGGCGAAAATACTTCGTCAACAGCCGACAGAAGATGCTGCGAAACAATTTCTTGAGAGAGTTCTCTACAGATATTTAAATAAGATTATTGACAAAGTTGTTCAGGAATATGATATTTCTGAACAAGATGCAAATACGCTACGTGATAAACTTGTGAATTTAAACCTTATAGAGTGTTGTGTTGAGACAGAAGAGCAATCCTCAGACTCAGACTGATTTGCGTCCTTGAAAGTAGGTCTTCAAATACGAGAAAGAGTTTTTTGTTGTATTAAATTTCATATTTGGAAGAACAGTAGAGACTGCTCCGCTTATATTTGTCGTCATTACACTAGCCGACATAAATCCTATACAGAATACTACGAATGCTAACAATACACGGAATATCTTTACTAGGAGTTGCGCGAGTCCAATCGGAATAGTAAGAGTAATAGCAGCGGCTGTTGGAGCAGTCGCAGCCAACTGTTGTTCAATACTTGTCTTCAAATTCTTTATAATTGAAGTAACTTCAGCCGGATTTGTTGTTGAGGAAGCAGCCGCGCCGCTCATGAGTTCTTGTAGAGAGATATCAAGAACTGCAGCAATCTCATCAATCTTATCGTCAAGTTCTTCCTGGATACGCTCCTTATTTGTATAACGTAGTTCACCAAAACTTCCATTAGTTTTATTGGCCATGCTTAGACCAAGGTTGGCTACACGCGACTTAGAATGAGCCATATTATAAGCAGCCTTGCTCTGCGCCTCCTGTAACGAGTCATAAGCAGCCCTGCTCGCCACATTCTGTTTGCTAGGTCCACCGAAACCGAAAATACCGCCGCGCTGTTTACGAGAACGTGAGCGGCGTCGAGTTTGTGGCATTTCTTCTAAATATTAGTAATAATTAAAAGTAGCCTATGAAAAATATACTTTTACGCGTTCACGAATGACCTGGCGACAAATAAAGCACTGAATATTCTGTTTCCGAGTACATCCCTGACAGAATGTATGGCCGCAGGGCGCAAGTGTATAACTGACTGGTTCGGTAATACATACAGAACAGAGGGGCTCTGTTGCCTGGGCGGCGCTAATAAGACGTATACCATTGAAGGCCTCCTTTAGAAGTGAGAGTTTCTTATATGCGTTAATGACTGCGCCATAAGATTCTTCAATGCTATTCAGTTTGATGGCCTCTCGAATATACTCTTCAGTTGAACGAATCATTGTTTCATAGACTGGATTTGCGGCACTAAGTGTTAGAACTCCCTGGACACTTTGTGTAAGTTTATCAATTGCTGCGACCTTTATTTTGAGGTCACTCTCTGCGCGCATAATCTCGTCCGTTGTCTCCTTAATACAATTAATGAACTTTCCAATAGATTCTGTGAAGTTGGCGAGATCAAAGCCGAGACTATTCTCTAAGGCTGGTAGGGCAGTTGAGCCGCTTAAATCTACTGCAAGGTCTTTGAGGCTGGCGCCTTCGAGAGAGAAGTCGGGTCGACAGAAGCGGCGTATAATTGTTGAATATGCGTTCACAACTGGTACAGATATATTAGATTGTTCTAGATAGCGGAAAATTGTTTGTTGTTCTCGGAGGTAGAATTCGCGAAGTTTGCGGCGGAGTTGATTAGCATAGTTTACTCCAGGAGTAGAAAGTACAATATCGCCTCTGCTTTGTATTTCAGAAGTATGTTTTCGCAGAAGATTTTCAAAAGCAACCGATAGACGTTCTTGGTTATCGCCTAGAGAAATTAGAGCAGTGTCGGTAGATAGATTGGGCCGAGTTTCTTCCGCATCACCGAAGTCAGCGGCAGAGAAACTTCCATTGAAAAGTTCACTACCTGGAAAAAAGGCGGCCATCTTTTTAATTTATATTTTATATTCAGTTTCTTGTTGCCGCACTAGATTGCGTCAATATCTACATCATCATTTGCTGCTGCTGCTGCTGCTGCTGCTGCTGCACCGCGGCTCCAAGGAAGGCGCTTTCTACTATTAGGCAGAGCATCAGCATCGTCATCGTCGCTGCCACTAGCATCACCGCGAACATCCTCTGTATCAAAGATATCTTCGTCGGCTGCCGAGGCAACATCATATGTTCCGCCAAAGAGTTTCTTATTAACTCCATCTAGTTTTTTGAGTTTTGAATAGACATCAGGATCATACTTTGCTAGAATATCTCCCTTTGAACACGATGATGTCGCAGGCGCTGCTTCCGCAATGGTGTCATCGGAATCTTCTTCTTCTGTAAGGGTCATATTCAAAATGCGTAGGCTAAGAAGTACAATATCTCCAGTAGCAATCCATACCTTCTTTCGGAGTTTACCACGGATCTTACAAATTCGTTCTACATTGTCATTACAGTAGACTTGTGCTTGCCGATCTCCGAGGAGGCGCATGACCTTGCCGATCATTTGGCCTTCACCGATGTCATGAAGTTCAGGCTTCGCACCCTGCGAGTGCTTCATCTTCTTGTAATTCTTACCTCCCTTAAGATTTGGCATTTTGTCTGGCGTATCTAGGGACCAGCGAGGCTTCAATTTTTATTACTGTCTAAAGATCCTCGCGTTCAGCATCTTCTTTGAATAGTTGGACAAATGGCTGATAGTCATCACCTTTTTCTAGACGAACATTTACAATAGAGCCGTTAGGAGCATTTAGTTTACTGCCACCTCTCTGTTTACGTGTTTTTAGACCATGACGATATACTTTTCTCTTTCTTGAACTCTTCACTCTACGTTTAGTAGAATGTTTGCGTGCCATCTATTATTATAATGTTATTTTAGCGGGTCCACCACTATTTAGCCATTTCCCTTCCAAGTAGCTAAATACTTTAAGTACTCTTATGTTATCTAAACTCTCATTATAAAATAAAAACTCGCCTATAAGGCCATCGTATGAAGAGTTTCCTATTACGAATCGAGCAATAATATTTTAGCGGGTCCACCACTATTTAGCCATTTACCCTCCAAGTAGCTAAATACTCCAAGTACTCCCATGTCATCTAAACTCTCATTATAAAATAAAAACTCGCCTATAAGGCCAGATTGCCCTCCTATTGATAATCGAACATTTGAGTTTGCAAAAGGCGACTCATCTACATTACTAGCTGACTGTTCGTAAAAGGTTCCTTTTGACCTTATTGTATAAGATCCTTTACTAGTAGACGAATTGAAACTATGATTTATACATGTTATGTTTATATTACCAGTTAGATCTACTGTGGGATAAGTAGGATCTATAAATCTAGAATAACATTTATCCGAATTAGTGAAAGGCTCGTCGTCGCCACTTATAATCATATATCTATCATTTGACATGTATAATCCTGGATAATTAAAAGTTCTATCATTTGTAGGGCTAAGTGATACAATAGGTCCATCAAATCCCTCACCCTTGCTCACAATAAAAAATGTATAATTTTCAGTTATAGATATTGGACTTGCAGATATATCAGAAAAAACTGGTAAATTACCTCCTCCTACCATAAAAAAATTATTATTATTAAGGTTTGTAACTTGTAATAAAGTTGCAGTTATTAGGTCAGGTCCAAGATTTCCATGTGATGACCATGTATTAGTATTTGCTATAATATCGTTGGCATCATACCATAGTAATGGATCTGTAACTACATCAAATGAAATATTGGGTATACCCCATTTACTCTGTAGATATGCAAGTATATTTACATACTCACCATTAGAAAGAGCTCTATCATAAATAATAAGTTCACCGATACTATTTCTAAAAAAATTACTTAGTGTTGGACCTGGTGATAGTGGATCACATTCTCCTCCAATAGATATATAACTATTTTCATAATTAATAGGAATAGTTTCAGAATAAAGAAAATTACTTCCACTAGCTGGTATCGAATATATATTTGCTGTAGTAGAATTTAAAATAGAATATGTTGATATAAATATATTATTCCCTAAATTCTTCTTGACTGTTGTAGTTGATTCATTTAGATTAAATACCATATTTACATCTACATCGTTATAACTACAATTAATAGCCGTATCTGAATTGCTACGTAACATTGTATGTAATATTGTACCATTTGAATTATAATTTGCAGATGTAACCATAAATATAGATATATTACCATTAGCACTTATATCAAAATCTATATAAGAATTACTCATATCAACACCCATTGCTGCTGGAACTCCATTATTAAAATCTACAAAAGAATACTGGCTACGAGAAGGAAAAGACAGTGGGTCATTATATGAACGTACATATGGTATACTATTTTCTGTAATATTACTAAGAACAGCAGTACCATATTTTGATGCCCAGTTACTAATAGGACCTCCGCTGATGTTAGTAGTATCCCACCAACCAACTAATCCATCGGTAGAGATATTTGGTGAAATATTATAATTTGAATATATATGCGTCTTAACTATATTTCTTTCATTTGAAGTTAGAGCCTTCTTGTAAATTAAAACTTCTCCAATTTCTGTTGAACATGTTCTATATCCATCACCAGGAGTAGGCACTGCTGGAACCCCCCCTATATAACATCCTAAAGATTGAGTATTTTTATATGATAAAATATTATTAAATACTGGAACCAAAGAAAAATCAGGGACAGACAAGAATTTTCCTACAGGATAATCATTTATCCACATTGATGTATTTGATTCTGTAAATTGGACAGTTAGAAGAAAGGGATCATTAGTATAAGATGAAGATGTAAGTGCGTTTACTCCATAATTAAAGAGTCCGAGAGATAAAGACTTACTAAATATTTCTGGTAATATATTACTATTAATTATTATGCTACCCAAAACACTTTGTAATATAGTAGGATATGACTGTGATAGCAAAATGTCTGGATCTTGTGGTGTAAATGCGGCTAAAATAGTAGTATATCGTCTATCTATATCTGCATTGAAAGGTATAGGCTTTGCAGTTAATAAAGTACATATAGTAATACCATAAATATCTCCTATGCCTGTAAATAATGGATCAATATTATCATATTGAGCTGAGCCAACTGGCACCAGTCCTTTAGGAAATAATGGACTGGCGCCAGTTCCAGCAAAGTTTATTCTTTTATCATTAGAGTTATATATTGGCGGTACAGCAGTAACTGCATCTGCAATAAATGTATTACAATTATTTTCACTTGAATTAAAAGTAATTAATTCTGTATTATTGACATCACTAAAGATCATTTTCGATATATTTGTTGCATCCAACCATAAAAATAGATGTGGAATTTGCATAACATCTGGATATGTCCTAAAATCTTGCGCAGGGTAAGTTATTTGCCATTTTTGTTCTAAGTACTGTTCAATTCTACTAATTTCTTCAGATAATAAAGCAGAATTATATACAATTACTTCAAATATACCATTAATATTTTGAATAGTATAGCCATCGCCTACAGAACTACTACTACGTTCATTATCAGCAATATACAAATTATCAGGTGTTCCAATTTGAATCACATAATTATTATCACTCCCTTCAAAAGTATTTGGACAATTTGATGATCCATAATTATTTCCGCTTATACGTAATGTACTAGTTGTTTTATTAAAAATACCTGTAATAATTTTTGGTATATTATAATCGTTTACAAGTAAAGTATTTGCACCTGCGTTATTAATACCATTTGTAGCATATAAGTAATTATTTGAGTCAATACGTAGAAATGCTGTATTGCTGGAACTAACAAGAGATGAATTACTTGTCCCAAAGATAGATATGATATCAGTTGGTCTTATGGGAAATCCAGGTGAACCTACATAAAAAACTGTTACGCCAGTTGTTTTATATGACATTTCAGTTTGATTATTTAGAAGAAATGAACTACTAAGTAGAATATTATATACATATACATTTTGCCCAACTAAATTATTTCTATAACGTGTCTGATCAATTATATTATTTAAAAACACGCCAGAAATATCTAGAGATGTAGTTATAGAAGTATCATAATGCGCTATAAGACTTCGCAGATTTATAGGGTCGTATGGTTGGGGTGATGGCCTTGAAACAAAGGGCATCAAGCGTTCTATAATTTCATATAATAATTAATATGTAAAATTACCATCATTAAATAATGTAGGTAAATTATGTTTTGCTTGTAAATAACGATGAATATCTGAAATATCAGACTCTGATAACTTTGAATTATATACAATTATTTCTTTGAAGCTAGATGCGCTGGCATGTCTAACTGTAACACCTCCCCCAATATCACCTGATATTGAAGCCGTATAATTCGATGAGTCTCCAATAAATATATTAAAGTTATTTATATCTGTTGTTATTAGAGGTGCTCTAGAATCGCTTTCTATTTCTTTACCATTAAGATATAAGTTTGCTTCAGTATAGCCTATATTAATTCCTGTAAAAAGTTGGGGTACATTAGTAATTAGATTATTATATATGTTTGATGCACTTGGAGCTAATTGTATCATCTCATATGTGTAACTAGTATTAGCATATATTAATCCGCCAACACTTCTATTAGGATCGCCACTATTAGAATAGATATGACACCCAATTGTTATATTATTAGCATATATATTTGGTCCAATATTATTCGCAAATACTGACACTAAATTTGTAATTACACGATCATTACTATTATTTATATTCAGAGCCTGGGCTCCTAAATCTATGCTAGCAACACAAAAAACAGTTGCTCCAGTTAGAGGTGTTCGAGACTCTAATAACTTAGTATTAGTTAAAATTGTATTTCTAGTATATATAGAATTATCTGTAAGAAAAGGACTTGATCCTTGCCCAGGTATATCATATGTGAAGTTTGAACTAAGATTATTCTTAAAAGATGATTTATCTATCCATCTAGTTAAAATCGGGACATATAATTCCCAAACATTCCTAATATTGTTATCGGGAAATAAGAATTCCCAATCGCCACTAGTATTAATACCAGGTGGGTCAAGACTTCCTAATACATATCTAGTAGATCTATATGTTCCATAGCCGCTATAATAAACTATACTATATGGTTCATAGGGCGTGATGGAATTGAAACCAGGAATAGGAATACTAGGATTTAAATTATCAAAAACAACATATCTAGATATATAGTATATTCCAAGATATTGTACTACTTCTCCAATACTGTAAGTTATTACGCCACTACCAAGCCAATCAGTTGAATCAGGAGTAATAGTATCTACACTCGAATTATCATACCAGGCTACAATACTTTTAATATTTCCAGGGCTAAATGGGATTGGATTATTTCCTTGCCACAGTGGCATAGTGTCTCTTATTTAGTACTGAAAATTTCCAGAGTTTGCTAGCGCTGTAGTGCTATTTTTCGCAGCAAGATACCGATTGACGGAAGATATTTCAGACTGAGACAAAACACGATTATATACTAGAACTTCAAACATTGAGTATGATCCAGAACTCACATGTTTAGCTCCATCTGGGCCAGGGCTACCTGTTCCTGTAGGCCAGTCCCCAAGCCACAAATTATAAGTATTTATATCTGATGATATATTAATAAGACGCGAGTTACACGATACATTTAAACCATTTACATATGCTCTTGAAAATGAGCCACTAAAATTCGAGTTGAAGCATATAGCATTGAGGATCTGTTTACCTGTGTAACTAAGAACACTAAGTTGATTTGAATATGTTGCATAATTACTTAGTAAATCATACGTGTTTATAATAAAATTAGATCTACTAGTGGCAGAATAGTTAAACATACTTACACTGAACGCTGCATTTGATGGCTGCGCTGCGCGATAATTACTACTAAATATAGTTACCATGTTATTAGCAGATGGTAGGGTGCCAAATGTATTATTGCAGAAGGAACACACTATAAATATAGATGCGCCTGTACTTTGCATTTGAAATTCAATGCCATTCTTAAATAAAATATTACTTCTAAAGTTAAAATTTGAGGTTATAGGGAATACTCCTCCAGTAGTTAAATTATTTTCATACTCATTTCTATCTTTCCATGATGAAAGCGAAGTACCAGAAAAAACAGCGGAATTTGAATCATACCATGCTACGAGCCCATCCTTTGATGGTTGAAATGCTACTGGAAGATCTGTAAAACAACCTTTCCCAGACATTCACAACTACTCTATTTAGGGCATCTTCTTTTTTACTATTAAATTATTTTTCAAACAATAATCATTTAGTAGATCTAAATTCTTCTTGGGCTTCTGGCTAGGTTGAATTCCCTGTGAACGCAAATATGCGCAAATATTTCTATCTTCCCAACGAATATCAATATGAATCTTTGTATGTTCAGTTTGCTGTCCTCTCTCTTGTATAAGCCGAATAGGTGGAAAGACTCCTTTTCCCTTACAGGATATATTTGAATGGCCTATCTTATTACAAAAGGTACATATTAGTGCCGCTTTTAACGGACATGCCTCTTCATTGTGTGTTAAATTGTAACCAATAAGAATATTTTTACAACTAGAACAGGGCATGGCGCGCTTGACTTTATGCGGTAGCATCAGTGGCATCAATTTTTCTTGTTATTTTGGGGACTAGCCTGCGAATTCTTATTTTTGGGGCGACTAGTAGGCTCTTTAGTTGGGTCGCAACAGCCTGAATCATTGGAGGCGGAACCGCATTTCCCACCTGAACAATCTGATCTTTATTATTACCAGTCAACTTAAAATCTGCGGGAAATCCTTGAATCTGTTTGAGTTCATCTGGTAATAGAGTTCGCACATAGGCAGTTCCATCTGGTTTTCTGAGTCCTACAAGAAGTCGCGGCTGATGATCATATGTACAGATAATTGTCTTGGAGGGCGCATCCAAGTCAACGATTTCTGAGTGAACTGGGCTATCACGTTTTGCGCAACTGAGAAGAGAATCGAAATCCTTGCCACCATAACTTTCATCTGACGCCGATGCTTTGAGTTTTACATAAGGGTGTGGTGCTCCCTCTGGCTCCGCATCTTGT